TTGACAGACCAAATTACACTAATAAAAGAATCTTAGCAATATCTAAAAATAGTCTTCAAGAAAAAAGAATTAATGAATTGGTAGAACAAGCCAACAAAATATTTGAGCAACAGATAATAGATGCTTATTGTAATGGTTGCAAAAACAAACTTTTACATAAAACTCATAAAGAAAAAGCAGAAGATTACTTTGCTGAAACTTATGGAGGTAAGGGAAGTGGTATGTCGGAAAAACCGACAACCATATAAAAAAATATTATGACAATTTACGAAGCAATTGACATTTTAAGAATACACAAAAAAAATATTTTAGGCGCTGAAATAACAAATATAAAAAGTGAAAACCTAATAAATGCAATTGAATTAATTTTAAATGAATTAAATAAACCTGAGCCCCGTTTTCAATGGCAAAAAAGAAAAATTTATGAGGGTAACGAAACGACTTATACACTGAAAATTAATAAAAATTAATTTATGAAGGAATTAGAACAATATAGTAAAGTTTCGGAGGAAATTAAAGCCGTAAAGCCTATAAAAAAAGAATTAAAAAAAATAGGAAGTATAAACCCGCAAAGGGGACATAAATGTTGGCAAATAAACAAGCTTACAAACGAAATAATAGAGGCCGAATACTTCGACGACTATATAACAATGTTTTCAAATAGCTACGAAAGGAAAAAGAAATTAAAAATTAAAGAAAATTGTTTTTACATTACTGCATTGAATAAACAAAACGCGTTGAAAAAATATAAACAAATATTTGTGAAATAAACCCGAAAAGGGTTATAAAAGTGTATATAAAATGAAATACAGAAAAAAACCAATTGAAATTGAAGCTATAATTTGGGATAATAATTTTAGCCAAATATTTGAATTTATGGGGGCCGATGATGATTATGGAATTTTTGGCCTTAAACAAAACGAAGAGCACATTTTACAAATTAGAACGCTTGAGGGTATAATGAACGCGCAAATAGGGGATTATATAATTAAAGGCGTTAAAGGGGAATTTTACCCGTGCAAACCTGATATATTTTTAATGACTTACGAATTAATATAAAATAAATGCCGAATCAATCAAAAAAATACAGTGTTTTTGAAAGTATTACTAACGTTGTTTTTGGGTTAATAATTAGTTTTTTAATTCAACTTTGGGTATATCCTTTTTTGAATATTACAGTAACTTTAAACCAAAATATATTTATAACTATTATTTTTTTTATTGCTTCCTTTTTTAGGGGGTACGTAATAAGGAGAATTTTTAACAATTTGCAAAAATGAAAATACCAATTGACAAACAATACCACTTTATAGCTGGGCTTTGTATTTACTTAGTTTCAATGTTATTTTTTACGTTGTGGGTTGCAATGGTGCCCGTTATAATAATCGGAACGGCAAAGGAAGTTTTTGACTACCTAAGCAAAAAAGGCAACCCCGAAATAAACGACTTACTATTTACAATATATGGGGCTTTGCCCGTGTTTATAATTAGATTAATATTAGAAAATTTATAAAGGGGTAAAAAATTAAAAAAACAGAAATAAAACAGATATATGCCATTTAAAAAAGGACAAACACCAAAAGGGGCAACACCATTTAAAAAAGGGCAAACGGGCAACCCTAACGGACGCCCTAAAATACCAAATATACGCGATGTATTAGCGGAGGTATTAGGCGAAGACGTAGGGGGCAAAAACGCGGCTAAATCTATTTTATTAAAAATGCGTAGTAAGGCTATGCAAGGGGACGTAAAAGCGGCTGAGTTTATTTTTGGATATACGTATAGTAAGGCTTCGCAAAATATTGATTTAACGACTCAGGGCGAAAAAATAGAATCAGTTATAATGTGGGGCGACCGCGAAATTAAAATTTAAATAAGTATGGGCAATTTGTAGGTAAAACATTATATTTGTAAAAAAATATAATGCTATGAATTGGAAACCAATTGTAAATTATGAAGGTCTTTACGAGGTATCGGATACGGGTTTAATTAGAAGTTTAAATTATAAAAATTCTAATAATATTAAAAATTTAAAACCCGCATTTGATGCAAAGGGGTATTTGAGAACGGCTTTAACAAAAAACGGAAAAACAAAAACAATTAAATTGCATAGAGAAATTGCAAAAGCCTTTATTTTAAATTTAGAAAACAAACCGCAAGTAAACCATATAAACGGAATAAAAAACGATAATAGGGTTGTAAATTTAGAATGGTGCACAAATAAAGAGAATATAATTCACGCTTATAAAAATAATATGATAACTATTTTATCAGGTGACGAACATAATAATACAAAATATAGTGAAATTTTATGTTTAGAAATGAAAAAAAGGTTACAAAATGGGGAATCAAAAAGAAAAATAGCAAAAGAATATAAATGCGATAGGTCAATTTTTAGAAGAAAAATATTTACATTATGATAATTTTTACAGATAAACAAGCGGAAGCAATGGAGGCGGTGAGTTCAGAAAAGTATTCTTTTATACTTTTTGGAGGTGCAATGGGGGGGGCAAAACTTTTTGGGGTCTTTCCGCATTATTAATAATGTGCCAAATATTCCCAAAATCGCGTTGGTGCGTAATACGTGAAGATTTAGAAAAAATACGTATAACTACTATACCGTCGTTTCGAAAGTTTAACGCTTCGGGGGTATTGAAGACATCGCCTTACGAATATACACACCCGAACGGATCGGTTATAATGTTTAAGGGCGAAAACTACGACAAAGACAAGGACTTGCAATGGTTAAAAGGGCTGGAGGTAAATGGGTTTTTATTTGAAGAGATTAACGAATGCAGCGAGGAAACGCTCGACGTTGCCTTTGGCCGTGCTGGTCGCTGGGAATGCGAGCCCCGTCCTAAGCCGATAATATTAGCAACGTGCAACCCGACAAATAATTGGGTAAAAAAAAGGGTTTACGACAAATGGAATAACGGCGAATTAGCCCCTAATTGGCTTTACATACCTTCAAAAATTACCGACAACCAATACCTCACGGAAGAGTATAAACAAAATTTACTCAATATGCCGCGTTTTCAATACGAGGTATTTGTAAAAGGAAATTGGGACATGCAACTTAAACAAGGCGGCGAATTTTACAAGTGCTTTGAGCTGGATAAGCATATAGGCAACACGCGTTACAATCCCGCTTTGCCGATTCATATAAGTTGGGACGATAACGTCAACCCTTATTTGCCGGTAGGCATTTTTCAAATACAAGGCAAACAAATTTTTATGATAGACGAAATAGCGGGCGAAAACCCGAATAATACTATCAAAGCCGTGTGCAATGAATTTAAAAGAAAATACCCCGCGCATAATTCAGGCTTATTTATTTACGGGGACGCAACCGCCAACAAGGAAGACACCAAACTTGAAAAGGGGTACAATTTTTACCGCCTTATATTGGACGAATTAAAAGCCTACAAACCCACATCGCGCGTAATGCGGTCAAACCCGTCGGTCGTAATGCGGGGCAATTGGATTAACACCGTATTTGAAAAGGAATTAAACGGGGTGCGCATTACAATAGGCGAAAACTGCAAAAGAATGATTAACGACTTCGTTCAATTAAAAGAGGCTGCGGACGGTACAAAATTAAAAGAAATGCAAACCGACAACAAAACAAAAGTAAGGTTTCAAAAGGTTGGTCACTTTACCGATTTATTTGATTATCTTATGGTTTCGGCTTTTGCAAGCGACTTCGAGGCGTTTCAACGCGGAGGTAATGGAATTATGATTAACTTTGGTAAGAATAAACCGTCAAAAAATACTTATTAATGAGCTACATTATACAATCGGATTTACTGCGCACTATTCAGGACGTAAACCTTCAACAAATTATCAGCAATGACGCTACAATTTTAGAACGTGCTATCTTATCAGCGGAAGCCGAAGCGAAATCGTATTTAAGGCAAAAATATTTGTTAGAGCAAGAGTTCACGGACACGCTGCTATATTCTTTTACTAAAATTTACTATACTAATCAAAGGTTTTTTGTAAATGGTAGCCCGTTTCAAGGCGGTACCTCACATAGTTTAGGAGATTTGGTTTCATATAATAACCAAATTTACCAATGTAAATTAGCTTATAATACAAATAACCCCCCTACGGACACAACATATTGGACGCTATTAGGGGCGCCAAATTCAATTTATACCGTTCAAACTTATTCAGGCGGCGTCGTTCCCGCTTTTGAATATTCAAATGTTTATAGATTAGGCGATAAAGTTTATTGGAAAGGCAAAGTTTATACGTGCCGCGTTGCAACTGCAACAATTACACACGAGGTCGCTTTACAATACGGGTTTTACCAAAATTTACCTCAAAACAACGTAGCTCCTGACGACACGGTAAACGGTTTGCAATATTGGGGAGGCGGCGTTGCGTATTCCGTACCCGCTGGCAACTTAATAAGCCCTTCAAATTTCTTTGTAGCCGATGACAACCGTGACGCGCAAATGGTAATGATGATTATTGACGTGGCGTTATTCCATTTACATAGCCGTATCGCGCCGCGTAATATACCCGAGCTAAGGGTTAAACGTTACGAGGCTGCGGTTGAATGGTTTAGAATGTGCGCGGAGGGTAAAATAACGCCTTCGCTTCCTTTAATACAACCAAAACAAGGCAATAGGATTCGTTTCGGCGGCAATGTTAAAAATATAAATAACTACTAATGGCGACAATAATTTCAAAGGTTAAAAACTATTTATTTCCAACACCTGACAACCCTTTAAACCAACAAAGACAAGGCGATTGGCGTGCGGAAAAAAACCCCGAGAAAAACTTACGGAGTTACATAACCCCCGTACAACTTCAACGTATTAGACAAGACGTTTTAAGTTGGCGCGAAGCAATAAACGAAGCCGAGCAAGCGTGGTATCCACACCGCGTTAAAATGCAACGTATGTTTTTAGACACCGTGTTGAATGGGCACGTAAGCGCGTGTATGTCAAGGCGTAAAAATTTAACCCTATTAAAGGAATATAAACTTTGCGACAAAGAAACCCACGAAGAGGACGAACAATGGACAAAGTATATAAAAAAATCATGGTTTAACTTGTATTGTAACTACGTGTTAGACGCGCAATTTTTTGGTTATAGTTTAATTTCTTTGGGTGATTTAGTAGACGACGAATTTCCAAAACTAACAACAATTAGACGGTACAATATAAGCCCCGATAGGTTGAACGTTACAAGTTATGTTTACTCGCTTTCTGGAGCTAACTTTAACGAAGAGCCTTATCGCCTTTGGAACGTATATCAACCAACACCAACGGAGGTCGGCGTTAGTTTGTGCGGTTATGGGCTTTTATACAAGGTTGCCATGTACGAAATTATTTGCCGCAATACGCTGGGTTTTAATATGGACGCCGCCGAAATGTACGGAATGCCTATCCGCAAGGGTAAAACGCAAAAAACCAACGAAGACGAAAGGGCTTTATTTGAACGCGCACTCGCGCAAATGGGCTCGGCTGGTTATATTTTAATGGACGAAATGGACGACATTGAATTTGTTGAAAGTAGTCAAAGCGGCGCGGGTTTTAAAGTTTATGAAAGTTTAGAGGCAAGGTGCGAGAAAAAAATTAGTAAAATTTTATTGGGCCACGCTGACGCGTTGGATTCTACTGCGGGAAAATTAGGCGCGGGACAAGGCGAACAAAGCCCCGTATCTTTGGCCCTTGCGGAAGTACAAGCGATAGACACGCGCACGCTTGAAAACAATATTAATACGGAATTATTGCCACGCTTGCGCGAAATGGGTATCGCTATCCCTGACAACCTTTGTTTTATGGTAAAAAACGATAATGAAAGGGAGGAAGCACGCGAACGCGAAGACGCGTCAAACCAAATAACGGCAAACATAGCGCAAACAATGAAAAACGCGGGTTTACAAATGGACGCGGCGTACTTTGAAGAGCGGACGGGAATACCTACGGGCACAATTGAAGCGGTTGAAAAACCAATAAGCGCGGTATCGGCTAAATTGAAAAACTTATATAATAGACGTTGAATTATACCGAAGACCAAATAATAGCATTTTTAAAAGGGGTTTATACGGGCAAATATGACGCTTCGGAAAAACTGCCCGAAGACCTATATTTAGCAATTAGCGAACATTTGGTTAATGGGCTAAACGAGGGCGTTAATTCGCTGGGCTTTGGCGAAACTAATCCCGAGTTAATTCAGGAATTGCGCGAAAACGTTTATATGTTTTCAGGTGCTAAAACCTATCAACAAGTTAGGGAAATGAGCGGATTTATTGCCGATTCGGCTTCCTTTGCTGAATTTAAAAAGAAAGCGCTCGGGGTTTACGAACAATATAATAAAAATTGGCTACGTTCGGAATATAACACGGCCTACGGACAAGGTACTATCGCAAACCAATGGGGAAAAATACAAAAGGACAAAGATTTATTTCCTTTTATTCGTTATGGTGCGGTAATGGATCCAAACACCTCCGACATTTGTCGCAAATTTGACGGGATAACCTTACCCGTTGACGACCCGTTTTGGGACAATTTTAGCCCCTTGAATCATTTTAATTGCCGTTGCATATTAGAAAGGATTAGTAAATATTCAGACGAGGAAATTACAACTAAGGGAAAACGCGACCAAATAAGTGAGGAAGCTTTCGGGGAAAACGGCGTTAGTGCCGAGTTTCAAATGAATCCCTATAAAGACGGTTACGTGTTTAACCCTAAACACCCTTATTTTGAAGTAGCGCCAAAGGATAAAAAATTTGCCGAGAAAAATTTTGACCTCCCTATACCCGAGCCCCCCGCTGGTAAGTTTAATATTGAAGACAAAATTAAAGACGTAAAAAAACAAGCTAAGGAATTACACAAAACGGGCGAGGGCAAAGTGTTGGACGACGCGCAAAAACATTTTGAAGACAAACGTAAATTGTCAAACGATTTAATCGATAAGACAAATAGCATGAAGTACGGAAGCCCCGAGGAAATTGAAACGAGAAAACTAGCAAATGAAGCTATCGCCGAATATAGAAAAGCTGCAAACGTATTAGCTGAAAAACGCGTTATATACGAGGACAAAGTAGCCGAAATATTAAAAAGTAGAAACGCGCCGGCTGATTTTACTTTAAACGCTTCAAAGGCCCAATACAAAAGTATTGAAAACTTAAAAAAAGGCGAGGACGCTTTTAAAAGCATAATAGGCGACAAGTTAATGCCGCAAGGGACATCAATTAACGTTAATACTTTAAAGCCAAAAGGAAGGGCGTTTTATTGGTCGGTTGATAATTCTATTAATTTAAGAAAAAACCAAAGTTTTGAAGTTATAAACCATGAATTAGGGCACGCGTTAGAGGAGCACAATAAAAGTTATTTTGACGAGGTGACCGACTATTATGGAAAACGTACAAAGGGCGAGGAGTTGGTTTCAATGAAAAAATTTAATAAGCTTTACGATATTAAGGAAGTAACAAAGGAGGATAAATTCCGCGACCCGTATATTGGCAAATGGTACGCGAATAGATACGGCAAACAAACCGGCACGGAATTGACCTCAATGTGGTTTACTGAATCGTTTGAAAACTTAGAAAGGTTTATTGATAACGATCCTGATTATTTTGAACACTTTTATCGTATTTTTAACCGCTAATAAACCCGCATAAAATGAAAATTAAATTAAAGGTTTATGATAACAATGTTACAGTAATTGACGGCGTTGCAAGTTGCCCAAATAAGTTTTTAGAGGGGGTTATTAATAATATTCTAGACACAAATTTGGATTATTCAGTTTCGAAAGGCTTTTTACCCGAGCTAAAAGAATTTTTTGGCAAAAACATTGAATTAATAAGCGTTGAGCAAGACATTAAAGGCGAATTTTTTTATTAAAATATATAAAATGAAAAATAACGAAGTATTAAGTAAATTTTTTGAAGCGCGGGACGTAATACATTACGCGCATTTTAACACGACTTCATTTGCTGAGCACAAAGCGCTCGGGGAATTTTACGACGGCTGGCTTGACCTTGTCGATACATTTGTAGAAACGTATCAAGGGCGTTACCAACGTATTGTCGGGCAAATAAATGTTAGCGCCGAAAGTGGCCCCGATTCGGTTGCATACTTAAACGAATTGCGCACGTTTGTAAGTATGGAAGCAATGGGGATAATAGTGCCCGCGATTGATATTGATTTAGCCAATATTATAGCCGACATGCTGGGTTTAATTAATCATACTTTATACCTTTTAACCCTTAAATAATGGTAGATTTTACACAACACCAAACAACGGGAAATCGTGTTATTGACATGTGCGCAAATTTAATAGGGTGCGCACGCGAGCAACGTTTACCGTTAAAGGCTTTACACCTAAGCCCGCTTTATTACGATTGGTTTCGTAGCGGGGTACAAACTTTAATGAATAAGCCGTTAGAGACGGGAGAATTACTGCAATTTGACGGCGTGAACATTGAGGCGGGTACTAAATTTCAAAGTAAAAGCATAATTTTGGAGTACTATGAGCAAAATGGGAATTGACAAGGTTATGAAAAAATTTGACCAAATGCGGGACGTGTTGCCAAAAGTTTTGGCGGACGATACGCTCAAATTTTTTATAAGCGCGTTCAATAAAGAGGGCTTTACTGAAAACGGTTTTAAACCATGGGCCCCACGTAAGGGAAAACAAACGGGGAGAAATTCCACGCGTAAAATATTAATGGATACGGGTAAATTAAAAAGGTCGGTAAGTAATAGCATTAAAATTGAAACCTTTAATTTAATAAAATTTAGTGTCGAGGTACCATACGCGGAATATGTAAACAACGGTACGGGTAACATGGTCGCGCGTAAATTTATGGGTAAAAGCCCTGAATTGAAAAAAAGAAACGAAAAATTAATTAAGCAAGTAATTGACGATATATGGGGGGTATAAATAATTTATTTAGCGATTTAATTACACGTATTCGGACGACGATTCCTGAATTTCAATTTGTGCACATTTGGAATAACCAACTCGAGCAACTTGAAGACGGTTTAACGTACGCGTTCCCGTTCCCTAATTGTTTTGTTGAAGTATTGTCGCCGAATGATTACACCCCTATCGGGCGCGGTTATAGTACGGGCGATTTAGTGGTTAGAGTTCATATTGGACACGAGGAATACGACGCGGGCGGGGGTAATTTCGAGGAAAATACAAACGTTTTTACGCTGCGAAATAAGGTTATAAATAAGTTGAACAACTATCAACCAATCGCTACGAGTTCGTTGATGAAAACGGCGGAGAATCAAAACTACGCACACACAAACGTTTATCATTATACTATTGATTTTAAATGTGCTTTTGTGGACGAGTGGGGTGGTTGGGAGGCACAACACGAAACGACTACGGGACTGATTGAGCAAATTATAATCATTGAGCCCGTTCCGTTTATTGAAAATGTTTTTGATTATACTTTTGATACAACTTTTAATTAAATAAAAATGGCACAAAAAACTGATGCGGAATTAACCGCCGAAGCAAACATAATAAAAGACGAAACGACACCCCGTGCAAATAGTGCGCAAAGGGTAGGCGAAATGATAGTCGATGTAATTGATTCTAAATTGAATAAAGATGATTTTTCGGGTGGTTTTTTGTCGTTTGTTGGTTCTATTTTTCAACTTGATGCAACGTACCAAACAATAAACGAAGTTAAAAATGATTTAGGGGCTTATACTATAACAAGGGACGCGGTTGGGCAATATAGGTTAACTTTTAGCGCTTCCCCCGTACAATTTTTAGAAACAAATACGTATTGTAGTATTAGCAAAGTAAACCAATCAAATACAAATGAAGTTTACATTGCACAAATACAATTAATACGAGTATCAAATACTGAATTTTATTTTGCTTCCTTTAACGGAACGGATACCGTAGATGTAGGTTTTTCTGGGGCTTCATTTGAAATAAGAGTTTATTAAAATTTATATATATGGCAAGGTCGGTCAGTGAAATTCAAAATAGTATTATAACGGACGTACAAAATACGCCTGAGTTGGCGGGGGCTTCGAGTACGAGTAAACGTGCAATATGGCGCCTTTGGACGTATATTGTAGCGGTTGCGATTAATTTACTCGAGCAATTAATGGACATTTATCAATCAGAAATTGAATTAACGGTGGCTTTGGCTGCCCCGCAGACGCCTCAATGGCTTCAAGACAAGGTTTTTAAGTTTCAATATTCAGCTACAAACCCGCAAGTAATTCAACTTATAAACTTTGTTCCAATATACCCCATAATTGACGCTTCGCTTCGCATTGTTACACGTTGTAGTGTTCGTACGACAATCGCAAATCAAGTGCTTATTAAGGTCGCAAAATCTGAGCCGCCTCTAGCATTATCCGTTGGTGAGGTTTCCGCGCTGCAATCCTATGTAACGACGTTGGGCGTGGCGGGGGTTAATTTCGTGGTTTCCTCTGCGGCTTCGGACAAATTGTACGTTCAAGCGCAAATATTCTATCAAGGGCAATATAATTCAATTATTCAAGCAAGCGTTGTAACCGCAATAGAGGCTTATTTAGGCTCTATTCCATTCGACGGAACACTTCGCTTGTCTGACCTTGAAATTGCAATAAAATCGGTAATAGGGGTTAATGATTGCGTATTCCAAAATGTTTCCGCGCGTTCTGATAGCACTTCGTTCGGTTCTGGTACTTCGCTAGTCGTTACCAATGCAGTTGTATTACGTTTATGGAACACTTTAGCGGGTTATGTGGTCGGCGAAACGACATCAGGTTCAACACTAAACGATTCATTAACTTTCATAGCAGAATAATGAGTATATACGACTTAAATTGGAAACAAAAGGTAATTGAATTGCTGCCGCCCGACAAGCGCTTCACTAAGTTCGTTGCGTGGTTGTTAAATTTAGTTAAGCCCGCTGAGTACAATAATAACAGAATCTTTTTTGACTACAAAATAGGCGCCGTTTACCCAAATTACGCTGCGGGTACCTACAACAAGTTTGATAGGGTTAAATATGGGCAAACAATTTACGAATCGTTGCAAAATTCTAACACTACGGCTCCGCCTAACGCTTTGTTTTGGCGCGTATATCAACAGAATTTCATAGGCGTAGATGAACGTATTACCTACAATCACCAAAAGTTGACGTTAGAGTGGGCGCTAAACAAGCGCTTTGGAACAACTTTTAGGCAACCGCCTTTGATAAGCGACATTTACATAAATACAAACGTTATAGCCAATCCGCCATTTGTTGTCGGCGGCGACGAGCCCATCAGTAGCACGATATACGGCGTTACGGGGACTGAGTTTATAATCAATTCGTACACATTTTTAAATTTCTTTAATTTTACAATATATATTCCCGTTGCAGTTTGGACGGCACTATCGGCGGACACGGCTGCGCGGGACGTAATTGTTCGTCAATTTACAGACTTGTATAATACGGCGGGTTTAACATACAACATAATAACATATTAATAATGAAAAAAATAAAAACAACGGACATCACGGCTGCGGTCGGAATGCCTTTTAAAAGCGGAAGTTTAGAACACTTGCAATCTGCATATTCGGAATGTTTGGATTCTGTGGTTAAACTTATTCTGGGGGAAGGTTACCTCACAACAAAAGTATATATTCTATATGGGTGCGAATCAGTAACATTAGACACCACGTGGACAATTACAACGGGAGCAGTATTCTATAACGGGGAAATATATTTAGTTCCTTCGGCTTCATTTTCTGTATCTGGTAGTAACGTTCCCGTTGGGAATATCGTCACTTCGTTTTTTTCGGCTACCAATGCAGACCCCGTGCAATTTACTAATAGTGCAAATTTAAACGTGCACGAAATACGTCAAATAATAATTTCAAGCGGTACAAGCGGAAGCGGTACGGCTAATTTTTTGGACTTTGTCCCAACGTATTGGAAATGGGTTGAAAAATACACGCCTACGCAATCGGCAATTACGGTCGGCTCTGGTACTATAACACGTACCACAGTTCAATATCGAAAGAACGGAAACATAATGCACATGTCGTATTACGTGGAATCGCTGGGCATAACGCCATCGTCTGGACAAATATCCGTTAATATTACACTTCCCTTTTCAGCGGATTTAACGACCGCAGTTCATGGCGTTTATTCTACGGCGGTTGCGGGTACAACATCGTCTAATATAAGCGCTGGAAGCGCGGTAATAGACTCTTCTACGGGAGCGACGAAAGTTAGGCTATTATTTACATTAACAACAACAATTTACTACATAATGGGAGAAATAACTTACCCTTGCGCATAATGAGTAAACGAAGAACGCATTTTAATAAAGTATGCGGGTATTTAAAACCTAAAAACGAAGCCTTATTTAAAGGGTTTACGTCCGTTAATGAATTGGGTATAAGCGAAGCTATAAACATAATTTTCAAAGATTATTTTCAAAGAATAAGCGAAGGCGACAAAATGAAATATTTAAACGCTAAGAAATTAAAATAAAACATTGTACCCCACAACAAAAAACCAATAAAATAAACCGATAATTTTACTTAATGAATTGGATTTATACCATTGATGTAGAAAGTGACGAGCCTATAATGTTAATAAATAAACATATAGGGTACGACATGCAAAGCGGACAAGGTATAGACGGCTCTTTATTTCAAGAGGAATTATTACGCCTTGACACGCTGGGTAAAAAAAGGATTCAAGTTTGGATAAGTTCGGAGGGGGGTATTGTAATGGACGGGTATAAAATTTACAACGCTATTTTAAAAAGTAAAACAAAGGTTGATACTTATAACGTTGGAATTTGTGCAAGTATTGCGGCGGTAATTTTTCAGGCGGGACGTAAACGTGTAATGGCTGATTATTCGCTTTTAATGTATCATAACCCGTATGGAGGCGAAAGTAAAGAATTAGCAAAGATGCGCGATTCAATTGCGATAATGGTTGCGGAACGTGCGGGGGCTTCGGTTGATTCAGTTTTAAAAATGATGGACCGTACTACGTGGATAGGCGCTGCGGAATCATTATCAACGGGCTTTTGCGACGAAATTGAATATACAAACGACAACAATGTTAAACACGGAAACGCTCGCGCAATGTGGGACGCTGGAAAACAAGTCGTAAATAGTTTTAACACTAATTATAAACCAAACAATAATTTAAAAATGAACAAAGTAGCTAACAAATTGGGTTTAAACCCCGAAGCGAACGAAGACGCTATAATTTCGGAAATTACCTCTATCGTAAATAAAAATAGCGATATGACGGCTAAGTTGGAAAAAATGCAAGCCGAATTTAAAAAGGCTCAGGAAAAATGCGACGAGTTGGAAATGAAATGTAACGAAATGAAAGAGGAAATGAAACAAGCCGAAGACAAAAAAGCTAAGGCCGAATTAGACGCAAAGGAAGAAAAAGCAAAAAACCTTATTGACCTATACGTAAAGGCTGGAAAAGTTAAAAACGATGCAGCTACAAAATGGGTTGCAAAGGCTATCGAAGATTTTGACGGGGTTAAAAACTTGTTAGACGAGTTGCCAACAAACGGCAAAGCGCCAATTATGCAAGTAAACAACACATTTAACGAAGCTGAGTTAACAATGGTTGCCGCTCGTTCAATGCAAGAGGTACGCGCTAAATTGAATATTAACTAAATTATACTAACCAAAAAAAATAAATAAAAATGTCAGAAGCATTAAACATTACAGACACCTCGTGGTCGGGCCCCGCTGCGAGTTATATGATTACCCGTGCCGTTGTGTCGGCTGATACAATTGAAAAGGGTTGTATTTACGTTGAAGACGGTATCAGAAAAACAAAAAGTATTCCACGTATTGAAGTGTCAAACTTCATCCAAAAACGTACCGCAACACCAACATCGGCGGGAACGGTTGACGTTGATAGACGCGCTATTACACCGCTTGATTTAATGTTGTATTATGAATTTAACCCGCGCGATTACGAGCAACATTACTACGCGGAGCAATTGCAACCGAAGTTATTAGGTCGTGAGCTACCGGTTACGGCTGAAAACTTTATGATGATGCAAACCATGAAGCGTTTAAATGAGTTTTTCGAAAATGCAATTTGGAGAAGTCGTTTGCAATACGATCCAACTTCATCAAGCTACGCGACGCCAACTTCAAAAGGCGATGCTAACGCGGGCGCTTACTTATATTTTGACGGTTTAATTAAAAAAGCATTAGACGCGAATACGGGAAGTTTTCCGACTAAGGTTGTATCGTCGCCGTTGACTTTGGTTGCGGGTGCTTCGGTTACTTCAACATCGGAAAATATAGGTGAGGCTTTCTTACGTTGCTACAAATTAGTACCTCAGGCGTTGTTATTCAAGTACGGCGAGGCTGGGTTGAAATTTCACGTAAGTTATGCAACGCAACAAGTTTACGAAGAGTGGCTAACAACTACGGCGGTTTACAAAAATAATGATTATACTGAAAAAGGGATAAACCGTTATAAAGGTTACGAAATTAAACCGCTTGCGGGTATGCCTGATAATACAATTGTAGTTTGTATTTCTAAGCCTGATATTGATTCTAACTTATGGTTGGGTATTAATAGCACGGAAGACAACCAATTGCAATTACAAAGGTTACAAAACAATTCGGAGTTATTTTTCGTAAAAGGTTTGTTCAAAATGGACACACAAATTGGGTTTGCTGACCAATTAGTAATTTACACAACATTAACCGCTTAATTTAACAATTCAGGAAGTCCCTCGGGGCTTCCTTTTAAAACTTTATACTATGCCAAATTCATTAAGATTTATCGCTGGCGCGGGACAAGACAACACGTTCCGCACGGTAACGCAAGACGCACAACAACCCGCTTACGCGACGCCGCTTGCAATTGTACCAACACAACAAGTTACATTGATTAACCCCGCTCAATTAACGGGTGCTTTAACTATCAATGCAACCGTAACAAATTTATACGTAGGCGACATCGTTCGTTGTATGTTTTCGGCTGACACTACAAATAGAGTAGTAACTTTCGGGACGGGCTTTGCTTCGGCTGGGACTTTGACGGTTGTAGCTTCAAAATATGGCTTTGTTGATTTTATGTTTAATGGTACCGTTTTACAAGAAATGGGACGCGCTTTAACCGCTTAATATTATGGATATAAACGCTATAAAAAAAGCACTCCCGCACGTAGAAAAAATATGGGTAAAAGGTGGCGAATGGTTTATCCATTTTGTACCTGACGCGGAGTTGGTTAATTTAAACGAAACAAACGAAACAATAATTAAGGAAGCTACCTCAAAAAAATTAAAAAATAAATAAAATGGCACTAAACGACGTTATATTTGTCAAAGGTCAGGGGGGGTTAGGTAGACCGTTAGAGGGCGAGGACTACATTAGTGGACTTGTTTACTATACGGCGGCAACGCTTCCGTCGGGCTTTACTTCGACAAGTAGAATAAAATCAATAGGAAGCACGCAAGACGCTATAAATGCGGGTATCAAAAACGACTATTCGGACGCAACGGCTGCGAGTGGGACTTATACCGTTACGGCGGTGGGGGCAACGGGCGACGTTATTACGATTACCGTAGCTGATTTATCAACTGCGGGCGTAGCACAAACAACAACACTTTGCACGTACACGCGTACATCATCGGACACAACCGTTACTTTGTTAGCTGCGAGCATTGCAACCGCTATAAATAATAACACCATAAACACGGGTTATAGTTGCGTCCCAACGGTGGGGGCAATTGCTATAACGGCGCCTAAAAGATTAGGGGTTTTCTTAAATACGGGTACGCCTTTGGTAGTAACTATAACGGGCACAATTACGGGCACTATCACGGCTTTTGCTGGGGGCGTTGCTTCCGCTTTTGCTACTTACTACTATCATATAAGCGAATTTTTTAGATTACAACCAAAGGGGCAATTATATGTCGGTTTCTTTGCCGTTCCGTCTTCTTACACGTTTAGCGAAGTGCAAGACGTGCAAAACTTTGCAGAGGGTAAAATACGTCAAATAGGGGTATTTAAAACTATTGGCGTGGCTGCGTCTTTCTTAGCGGAGGCTCAGGCTTTACAAACGCAAGCGAACACACTCGCGGGGCTTCATAAACCTTTAAGCATAGTTTACGCGGCTGATATTGTTGGCGTTACTGATTTAAGTACTTTGCCCGATTTAGCGACATTAAGTTGCGGTAACGTTTCGGTAGTAATTAGTCAGGATGCAGCGGGACAAGGTAATTACCTTTATAAAACTTCAACGAAATCAATAACTACTTTGGGCGCTACTTTGGGAGCGGTTGCTTTGGCAAAAGTAAGTGAGGACATTGCGTGGATTTCTAAATACAATATTAGTAGCGGTGCGGAATGCGACACAGTAGGTTTTGCAAATGGCAATTTATTAAGTGCTCAATCGCAAAGTTTATTAAACATTTTGGATAACCGCCGTTTTATATTCCTTGTTAAATACGTGGGTATTTCTGGGAGCTATTTTAATGATTCGCATTGTTCAATTGCGGTTACTTCCGATTACGCTTATATTGAGAATAATAGAACAATTGACAAAGCTATTAGAGGCGTTTATTCGTCAATGTTGCCAAACTTAAATAGCCCGTTAGTATTGAACGCAAACGGTACATTAACCGATACTACGGTAGCTTTCTTTATTGGTCAGGCTTCCGTTAATCTCGAGCAAATGGTAAGGGATACGGAAATAAGCGCCTTTGAGGTAGATATTGACACAACACAAAACGTTTTGTCAACTAACAATTTAACAATTTCGGTTAAAATTGTACCTATCGGCGTAGCGCGTCAAATTACGGTAAATATTGGTTTCACACTTTCAATTTAAAATAAAATGGCAACACCTTTAATAAACGGTATTAATTACTCTTGGGCTAACATTACGCTCGTTTTGTTCGGCGTTCCCGTAGTTGGAATAACCAAAATCGAATACAAGAGAAAGCAAAAAAAAGAGAATAACTACGGCGTTGGATCGCAACCCGTTTCAAGAGGTTACGGTAATTACGAGTACGAGGGTAGTATTGAAATTTATCAAGACGAGTGGAAAAGAATAATAGCCGCGTCGCCTAATAAAGACCCTTTAACTATACCGCCTTTTGAAATTCAAGTCGTTTATTCAGGACGTGGAATTGCTGCGGAGAAAGATATTTTAAAAGCGGTTGAATTTATGGAGGATAATTTTTCGGCTAGTTCAGGCGATACAAAATTAATGGTGACCGTGCCCTTAATTATTGGTTTAATTGAAAGATAGCATATATTTGTTGTAAATTTTTTTTATGACAAACGAACAAATTAACGACAAAGCGGGTGAGCTTTCAATTCGAGAAAATTGTAAAGTTCACCCGTTGGTCTTTGGCGAAAGTGAAGACCAAATTATAGGCTTTATAAAAGAGCCGCCACGACACGTAAAATTGCGCGTTATGGACAAAGGGCTAACGCAACCGGCAACCGCTGCGGCCGAAGTTGTCGAGGCTTTCTTATTAAAGGACGAATCGGACGCGCGTATATGGGACGAAAAACCCGAAAACGATAAATATTATTTAGGCGCTACAATGGAGGCTTATAATATGATTAGTATGGCGGTTAATCAGTTTAAAAAAAAATAGAGGAAAACACCATTGAATCACACCATGACGGGATAACACAATGGGAGGCGTTAGTTCAATTTTATTTTAAAGTAGACCCCGACACGCTCGACGACGATACGTTTGTTAGGTACATTAACCGCTTGCATTTTGCTTTAAAACAGACAAACCAATACTCCGAAAATGGCTGATGTAGTTTATACAATAAGTTTACAAGACCTTTTAAGTGCAAAACTTAAAGACGCCGAAGGCAACGCGATAAAATTAGACGTTAAAATGGGCGGTCTTGAAGGCACTATTAAAAAAGTAGGCGCGGCCGTCGGGGCCGCTTTTGCTATTGGCAAAGTAATGGAATTTGGAGGCAAAGTTGTGAGCACGCTTGCGGAATTTGAAAAATACGAAGCCGTTTTAACTAATACTTTGGGCTCAGGATCGGAAGCTAAAAAATCAATGGCGGATATTACTGATTTTGCAAGTAAAACGCCTTTTGCGGTAAACGAATTGACGGGCTCGTATGTAAAGCTCGCAAATATGGGTTTCAAGCCTACAATGGACCAAATGACCAAAATGGGCGATTTGGCAAGTAGCACGGGCAAAGGCTTTGACCAATTAACGGAGGCGGTTATTGACGCTCAGACGGGCGAATTTGAACGTTTAAAGGAATTCGGCGTCAAGGCTTCCAAAAGTGGCGACAATGTTACTTTTATGTTTAAAAATCAACAAACAACCGTTAAAAATAATTCCGCAGCTATTCAGGAATATTTACTCGGCCTCGGCGAAATGAATGGCGTTAGCGGGGCCATGGCTGCAATTAGCCAAACAACGGGCGGTCAAATTTCAAACTTAGAAGATAGTGTTAGCGCTTTATATTTAAAAATTGGCGAATCGTTGAAGCCCGCAATTTCGGCGGTAGTTGGTGCGCTGGGTGGGTTTGTTGGAATGTTACAAAATGCGGTTGCTTGGGCGGTTAAAAATAGCGATACTATTGGTTTATTTGCAACAATGTTGGCAACGGGAGCATCGGTTTTATTACTTTATAACGGTTATATTGCAGCAAGTGGGATAGTTACGGGAATATGGACAGCATATACAATAGCTGCGGCAGCTTCCGAGGAAGGTTTAACGCTTGCGCAATGGGCTTTAAATGCTGCAATGAGTGCAAGCCCTGCTGGACTCGTTGTGGCGGGTATAGCGGCAATAATTGCTGGGATAATTTATGCGTGGAATACGTTTACCGGTTTTCGTGCGGTTGTTATTGGCGTATGGGGTACTATTCAGGAATTTGGTCGAATAGTTGGAGATGTATTTACGGGCGTTTGGGATATGATAAACGGCGTTATGAATTTGGACGCTACAAAAGTTATGTCAGGATGGGAAAAGGCTTCGTCCGCTATGGGCGACGCTGGTAAAAGAATGGCTACGGCATACAAAGAGGGCTATAATGGCGTTATGGACGCGGATAAAAAAGAAAAAAGCGCAAAAGAGCAATCGGCTTTAATAAAAACACCTGAAAAAAAGGACGCGGGCGTTGTAGTTGCTGCAAAGGAAGTAAAAGATACTAAGGCAAAAAAAGACACGTCACCCAAAGGCGCAACCGGTAGCAAATCTGTAACAATAAACATATCAATAGGCAAATTAATAGAAACTTTTAAAGTTCAAACAAACAATATCGGCGAGGGTACGGGCAAAGTGCGCGAATTAGTAGCGCAAACCCTTTTAAGCGCCGTTAATGATTCACAAATAACCGCGGGAATATAATGAGCAATTTTGTAAAAATAAATTCCGCTTTTCCAATAGCGGCCACAACGGGAGCGCTTATTCGGGCTTTTAACCTTAGAAACGTGCAAGTCCCCGATACTCGTAAACAAGATTACGACACAACCAAAAACGCGCAAGCGTTTAGGCAAGGCGACGCGGCTATTCGTACGTCGGCGCTGGGTACACCCGTTTTTGCGGATTTAACTTTAAAAGGCGGCTCGTATATTGACAACCTAACTTTAAAAGAGGTAACGTTTGCCGATATTCAATTTGACGCGGTACTTATTACGGTTGATTTTGCTTCGCGAATTGTTAAAACTGAAATACAAGGACGCAACGGTACGGTCAAAGAATACATAGGGCAAGACGACGCGAAGGTTTCTATTCAAGGCGTTATATGTGGGTATAATGGGCACTATCCCGCGCTTGAAATTTCACAACTTAACGACTGGTGCTTAGCGCCTATATCAAAAGGTGCGGTTTCTACATTTTTACAAAATTTAGGTATTCAATCGCTTGTCGTTGAAGATTATTCGTTTCCGCAAATGGCTGGAGGTTATTCTTATCAAACGTTTTCAATTAGTTGTATTTCGGACATACCCGTTGAATTAAAAATAACAAGTTAAAAATATGTATAGGTGCGAAACGAGGATAGTAATTACACAAAATTCGGAAGGACGAAATAAGGTTTTAAACTTCGATTTTGTTACTGAATTTGAGTGCTCTGATACGTGGGTTGATTTCACTAATTCGGCAAAAATTACTACCCCAAAAAACATTTACGTAAGGGATGGGAATAATGTTTTAATTTCTTTGGGCGGTACAAATAAAAACGTCGGGGGCTTTGATGCAAACCCGCTATTTTTAAAGGGCGATAAAGTTTCAATTAACTTCGGTTATAGGTATCAGGATAAGCTCGGAAACGAAAAATTAGAATTGCCAAAAAACCCAATTTTTGAGGGTTATATTACCGAAGTCGGAAGTAAAAAACCTATTGAATTAAAGTGCGAGGACAATATGTGGAAATTAAAACAAATTCCCGCGCCTAATAAATTGTTTTTGCAAAAGGATTACACTTGGGAGCAAATTTTAAAAGAATTATTAATCGGCACGCCGTACACGGTAAACGCTTTAACTAGCACGCGTATAGGTGATTTTAGAACGCAAAACGAACAAATTGCTCAGGTTATGGAACGCGTGCGCAAAGATTATCATTTAGAGGCGTATTTTCACGGCAACGAGCTAAGGTGCGGCTCAAAAGTTTACATTGAAAGCGAAGCCGTTGAACATGTTTTTATTTTTCAGCAAAATATTATTAGTGACGAGTTAAATTATGCAAGGAAGGACGATATAATTTTGTCGGCGATTTGTTATTCAGTAAATAAAGAGGAATTAACCACAACAACAAAGTCGGGAAAAACAAAAACAAGTGAAACCCGTACCGAAATTTTAGTATATTGGGATAGGGACAAATACGAGTTTAAATTTCAGGAAAAAAAGAAAGGCGAGGAGTACCCCGCTAACGTTGAAGGCGAACGAAAAACGTTATATTTTTGGGACGTAAAAAGCACAAAGGATTTATTTGAGCAAGGGGTTAATCAATTAAAAAAGTATTATTATGAAGGGTTTAGAGGAAAATTTACAACCTTTGGAATGCCATACGTAAAACTCGGGGACGTGGTTAATATAAAAGACAACATATTACCCGAACGAAACGGGCGTTATAAAGTAAAAGGGGTTGAATATTCAGGCGGAAAAGACGGACACCGGCAAAATATAACCTTAGATTACAAATTGCCTTAAAAGGGCTTAAAATGCTTAAAAAAAATTATGAACGAAAACAGTGATAGAGGTATTTTAGCGTCAGTACAAAAAATGACGGGTACGTATAACCTCGACCAATTATATTTAGTTACGGGAACGTGCAAAAATATTGACGAGGCCGCTGGAAGTTGCGACGTTGAGGCGGTAAGTGGCAACGCTACAACTACAATATCGGGGGTTAAATTTCAGGCGGCAATCGGCGACGGGGTTGATTATATACCCGTTGAGAATAGCGTTGTGAAAGTTTTATTTTCAAAATATACAACGCCGTTTATTGTTCAATATTCGGACGTTGATAAAATGATTATAGCTGCAAATAGTGGGGTTAATCATTTTGACGAATATGCTTTTGATTGCGATAAAATTGTGTTTAACGGCGGTTCGTTAGGGGGCTTGGTCAAAGTAATTGAATTAACGAATAAACTAAACAATTTAGAAAACAAAGTAAATTCAATGATTAGCACTTTTAATTCGCATTTGCATACAAGCGGAGGGGCTGGGGCGCCTACAACACCGCCAACGGCTCCAATTTCGGGAACGCTTACGCCAACGCAACAAAATGATATTGAAGACACAAAATTTAAACATTAATGGCTATTAGATACGATATTGCGCTTGAAAATAACGACATTTATTTTACAAATGGCGACCTATTAATTGCTGAAAGCGACACGCAACATATTGTCGATACTATGAATGCTTTTGCGGGATGGTGGAAAGAATACCCGCTCGATGGCGTTGGAATTTTAGGCTACCAAAAAAGCCCCGCAAACGCTCAGGAAATTAACCGCAAAATTTACCTCGAAGTGGGCGGAGACGGGTACAAAATAAAAGCGCCGTTAGTTACTTTGTCCGCTTCGGGCGAATTATTTATTAATCCAAATGCCGAATTATTATGACAACTTATTACGCGGTAAGTGGGCAAAGTTTGCCCGACGTTTGTTTGAATACTTACGGCTCAATGGACTATTATTTCAAATTATTGCAAGACAACGGGATAACCGATCCTAACGGGTTGCCGAGTTCGTCCATGGCTTTTGTATGGGATAACACGCTAGTAGTTGACGCGCAAAACGAAAGGACAATATTAACCAATAATATAAAATTTGCGACCGCCAATAGCGGAAACGGTAACACTTACTCAATTATCTACGGGGGAATCGGTACGCCTATAAATAATGTTGGCGGGGGTACTACAACACCTACAATTACTTCAAATATGTATCAAAAAACTTCGGCTACAATTTACACGGCAACCGCTGACAATGAAGCGGCGGTAACTTTTATTCCTTTACAAGGTAAAGACATTTTGCAAATTGAAAGGAATATTGAGCCGCTTAAACCTACTGAATATGTTTGGAATGGTACGACGGGCGTATTAACTTTGGCAAATCCTTTACAAACGGGCGAAACGCTTTTTATTCTATATACTGAAATGATAACCGCATAATAAAAAACTCTATGAAAAACGTTTTAATTTTATTTTTTTTATTTGTTTTATTACCCTTTTGTGCTTCGGCTCAGGTTAATTGGAATCAAGTTTTTGGAAAACAAAGGTTTCAGCAAGGGCTCGGGCTTCCGTCAAGCGATACGGCTAATTTTCGCACTTCGGTTGATACTTCGGCAATAGTTTTAAATAGAGCCGATTCTACGGTTTATTTTCGCTATAAAGGTAAATGGAAAACGCTTGCAAGCGGCGGAAGTGGTAGCGGGGGCGTTGGTGGAAATGGTACGCAAAACAATGTTGCTAAATGGTCCAATGATTCAACGCTTACCAATTCTATAATTTTTGATAATGGTACAAATGTCGGAGTAAAAACAAACAACCCGAGTTATAATTTAGACGTAAGCGGAACGGCTAGGGTTAAAGCAACACAAAGGGGAGAAATTTTTAAAATTATGGATTCCGCTAGCAATGATAGAATAAAAGTTCAAAATGATACTACAACAATAACGGGAGGTACTACACCTTTAATTGTTGTCGGAAGTAGTGGCGTTCAGGCAACTATTGGAAACAGTTCGTTTTTATCGCCTCCAAATATTGGTCGTATCAATGCGGGCGCTTTGAATTTTTTTGGAAGCAATAACGATGGTATATCATTTGATTTTAAATATAATAATGACCCGCTATCGGTTTCTACAACTTCCTCAATGATTAATTTAGGGGGTACATATAAAAATCAACAATCATTTTCATTTTCAAATTTATTGATTAGCCCAACATACAACTTTGATTCAACAAATGTAACCTCAAGTGCAATTGCAAGGGGAATTTATTACAATCCAACAATAGCTTTAAATGGATTAAGAAGTGCAAAACACATAGCATTTCAAAGTAATTCTGGAAACGTAGTTATGAAAGGGTTAAAGACATCTAATTCAACTACGGATAGCATAGCAATTTGGATAAATGATACTTTGACTAAAGGACCATACCCTTCAGGGGGTGGGGGAATTGATTCATTAAAACGAAGTAGCGATAGTGTTTATGCTAGAAAAAACGGGAATTTTATTTTTCAATTTAGAGATAGTGTTGGTACTAATCCCGCTCCAGTTGGTTATTATGGAGCATTTCAAGACACAATTATACAAACATTGCCATTAGCAAACACGGCTTATCCAATTAAAGCAAGGATAACAGATTTAAGCAATGGTGTATTTTTAGCCGATAGTACACGATTTGTTTTTAACAATGCTGGTATTTATAATTTGCAATGGTCAGGGCAATTTCAGAATATAAATGTAGATGTTCAAGATGCGAGAATATGGGTTAAAAAAAATAATATTGATATTATAGGCACTACGGGATTAGTTGCTATTCCAAAAAGAAAAACATCAACAGAATATGGGCATACGGTTGCTGGTTGGAATTTTCTTTTAGAAATGAATTCGGGAGATACATTGCAATTTTATTGGGCATCAACTTCAACAGATGTGTCATTGCAATATTACCCTTTAGGTACTATTCCGCCATCGCCAACAACGGCATCAATGGTTGTAACGATAACACAACAATCGGGAATAATGGCGGGAACGGGAATAACGGGTTTGGGAACTTCTGGAAATCTACAATCGGGAGCAAATCAAACTTTACAAACAAGTGCAACGGGTTCTGATTTTACAATTACATCAGCAAGTAATACACAAACATTCAATTTACCTACTGCGTCAGCATCAAATACGGGAAAATTAAGCAGTGCAAATTGGACTACATTTAATAATAAATTAGGTGCATCAGACACCGTTTCTCTTAGTAGCAGAATAAACAATAAACAAACAGATTTAGATATTTTGCAATCAATAGGGTATGGTATTAAGGCGGAAACTTACGGGTGCACTTTTTCAAATGTCACATCAACATTAGCATTAACGGCAACGGGAATGAGTTTTTACCCGTTTAATTGGAATGTTTCTGATTCGATAAGAGGTATTGCATTTTTTAACCGTATAATATCGTCAGCGGTAACGGCCTCTAATTATAACGGTGTAGGAATTTATAAAATAAACGGTTTAAATTTAGAAAGATTAGGTTTTACAACTAATAGTGCAACATTTTGGGACAATGCCGTAGCAAATAGTTGGAAAACTCAAGCATTTACTCCTTTTTATTTAGCAAAAGGTACTTATTACATAGGTTATCAAGCAAGTGCGGCATCGGGTTTGCCAACAATAGCAAGCGGTACAATTATGCAAACGGGGTTTATAGAGCCCCCAACTGCATTAAATACTAATAATATAAAAGTATCGAGTGTAATTGCAAATACTACAACTTCAGCGCCTTCATCTGTGGCAATAAGTTCAACAACAACGGTACAAAGAATACCATATTTTATACTTTATTAAAATTTATTAAAATTTATTTATGAATTATTTACGATTAATCGAGTTTCCTACGGGTAACCTTTTACAAAACAAATGCAATGCTATTTTCTGGTCGGTTGTATTAAATAGAAATATCACAAACGCCGAAATAAATTGCTCGCTTATTTACGTAACCGAAGACGGCGGGACAAAGGATTTAGGCGAACATTTTTCGATGTTTATTCCTGATTCAGTTTTGCAAAATTGGGGCGCTGACGATAGTGTTATTGACGATTTCGTTTGCACTTATTCGAGCCTATTTGTAAAAGACACGGGGTACAATAAAAATAACGGTTAAATATTGAATTGCTTTAATTGTTATTTTTGAATACTATGCAAAACGCCGAAAATAACCCTTCATTAACAATAATTAGCGGTTTTTTTGCCGTTGTAACTATATCCGAAATTCAACCCGTATTAACGTTTTTAGCTTCATTAATAGCAATTGCGAGCGGGTTGTATTCTATTTACAAAAAATCTAAAAGAAAAAATTAAAATTATGAAAAATTGGAAAACCACACTCGGCGGAATTTTGGCGGCGGTTGGTACTTTTTTGGCGAATAGCCAAACGGGTACTTTAAACATTATCGGTCAAGTATTGAACATTGTCGGTATGTTATTACTTGGAGGCGCTGCGGTAGATTTTAAAAAGGCTTAAAACCCTTTAAAACTATTAATTAGGGAGTTAATAGCCCTTAGTTTGATTAAGGCGGTTTTATACCGCTTTTTTTATTAAATTTGTCCCTATGAAATACTTTTTATTAATATTCGTTTTGCTGGGTTGCAACCCTACAAAAAAAGCGCAAAAATTAATTGAAAAACACCCCGACAAAACGTTGGCGGTTTTCCGTTCCGCGTTCCCGTGTACTGACGGGGGAATTGATACGGTTTACAATTGGCACGATACAACTATTTTTATTGATTGCGTGCCCGTTATTGATACGATTAACACCGAATCAATTAAATACATTTTAAGTCCTTTTAAGGCAAAAAAAATTTTATCATATAGAACGGCAACGATAACAAAATATATCGAAGATTCGTCCCGTTTAAAGTCCTTAAAATTACAATTGTCGGACGCTGAATACTTCAAACAACAATATTTAGATGAAGCCGAAAAATACAAAACGCGTTCAAATAACTTTTTTGTATTGTCGTTAATATTGCTTTGTTTATTGCTTTTAAGTATTATTTTAAACGTTTTAAAATTACGTGTATGAACGTTAATCCTGACTATTCTAAATTATGTGAAATATTAAAATCCTTTGAGGGTTATTTCCCTACGGCTTATCAGGATTCGGGGGGAGTGTGGACGCTGGGTTACGGCTCTACTTATAACTTTGCCGAAAAAAGAAAGGTAAAAAAGGGCGATAAAATTACACACGAGCAAGCGTTGGAATACGTTAAAATTGAATGCGAAAACGTAGTAAAACAATTAAACCAATACATAAAAGTAAAATTAAACCCTACTCAATCGGCGGCGCTGGTTGATTACGTTTATAATAGGGGTATAGGTAATTTTTTAAAAACAAAATTAGACGATCTAATAAACGAAAACCCTTTTAACCCTAAAATAAAAAACGAATTTTACGGGACGGGTTTATGGGATCGAATGGGTAACAAATTGTGGGGCTTAGGTCGTAGACGCCGCGCTCAATATCATTTATATTCAACGGGAATAATTAAAACAAATTGGGTAAAATGGGGGGTATAGCTTATCTTTGAGGCCTTCTCTATACGGGTTGATTAGTTTTTACGGCTGACGTTTCTACGTTGGCTTTTTTTGTGCCCTGAAATTAGGAAAAACCGAATTTGTAAAAATATTTAAAAAATTTCTTTGTAGTGTGGGCGCGGGTTTCATGGTTTTTTTAAAAAAAGTTTGTTTTTTATTTTGTTAATTCAAATAACCCTCCTACTTTTACATCCTAAACAATAACAAAAAAACTAAAAACAACCAAAATGACAAACTACAAAAAAGAATATTGGAACGAATTAAAAACAAAAGGAGTAATAATTAACCGCACTAAATTATCCGACGGCTATAACTACTATTTAACTTTAATCAATGGCTCTAATACAAGTTTTATAAATGAAAGCTATAAACAAATTGAAAGTATTTTAAGCGAAAAAAAAGCAATACAACAAGCAAAAAAATTAATTAATCAACTTTAAAAAATAAACAACATGTCGAGCACAACTTACATCAATTCAAAAGAATTTACAACCGCAACAATTTTATTGTCAATTCCTGAAAACATCGCAACTATTCACAACTTACGGTCGTCCTCTGACGGCGTGTGGGTTAAATACGGGGACGTTAATACGTTCAAAGGCGTTGACGTATTTCAAATAAAAATTTGCGAGGATTGGGTTTCTATTATTTCGGACAAATTTCATATTACTTTATATGCGGAAGGATTCACTCACTTAATTATTTTTTAAAATTAAAAAACCTTAAAAATTTAAAAAAATGCAACACAAAGACGATTTTGAATTTAGCAAAAAAACGGCCATAATTATAGTTTTAATTTCCCTTTTGCTGGCAACCTTTGGGGACTATATTTACCAAAATTTATTTGGCTAAAAATAAAATGAAATAAATTTGATAAATATTTGATAAATATATTTACATTTACAAAACAAGGGGCGCGGCTTTAACGCGCATATTTTTAAACCTTAAATTAAACAAATGAAAAAAACAAAAAAAACAGAAAATCGAGGAGGCGCTCGTGCTGGCTGCGGGCGTAAACCGGTAGCCGACAAAAAATTTCCCGTAACGCTTTTTATTCCGCAAAGTAAAATTGAAAAAATGGGAGGTAAAGAAATTTTAAAACAAAAACTAATTCAATTCATTAACTAATTAAAAATTAACCCCGTATGTACGTATCAAAAACAAGACGTTTAATAGAACGCGCCGAGAAAATTATTGACCTAATTCACGACTGTAATAACCGTATTGAAAACTATCGCATAATTTTAATTGATTTCGATAGAGCGGACGGGTGGCAAGCAATAAAATTTATTTATTCGCGTCAGTATTTGTTAGACCGCGAAAAGGAATTAACACGCGTTAAATTAAGGCTCGTAAACGCTTATAAAAACATTTTAGCCGACCTTTTATATGAAGCACACCGACAAGGTATTAACGACATTACTTCACATTTAAACGCTTAAAAATGGTATATATTCCAATTATAACCGTAGTTATTATTTTTCTGTACGCTGCGGTTGTTTTTTTCGTTTCGGTTGAATCAGAAAACGACCAAAAATTTGATCCTGAATTTTACGAGTACGATTATGAAACTTTAAAAAATAATATTTTAAACGCGGTTGAAAAATACGAGATTAAAAACCTTTGCGAAGCGGTTTATTTTTTTAGCCTAAATTACAGAAAACAAAACGAAGTTGAAAAGCACACCGACACACTTATTAAATTGTTGGACAAAAAACTTTACGAAATAAACGGAAGGAAAACAGAATTATTTACTTTTACATTAAACTAAACAACACGTATGTCAAATCAATTACAAATCGTGCCCGATTCTGGTAGTTTCGGAGCGCCTACAAACTTTGAGCACGCGCAACGCGTAGCCAAAATGCTATCTTCAAGTAATTTAGTCCCAAAAGATTTTCAAGGGAATATACAAAACACGATGATTGCGCTGGAAATTTCAAACCGTATAGGCGCGTCGCCGCTTATGGTTATGCAAAATTTATACATAATACACGGTAAACCCTCTTGGAGTTCGTCGTTTATTATTGCGGCCATTAATTCCTCTAACAAGTTTAGCCCGCTACGCTTTGAAATAAGCGGCACGGGTGACGACTACGGTTGTACGGCTTGGGCGGTTGAAAAAGGTACCGACGAAAGGCTAGAAAGCCCTCGAGTGTCTATTGGCATGGCCCGTAAAGAGGGTTGGCTAACAAAGGCGGGGAGCAAGTGGGTAACAATGCCCGATTTAATGCTGCGGTATAGGGCCGCGTCTTTCTTTGGTAGGTTATACGCTCCCGAGATTCTAATGGGTATGTATTCCGTTGAAGAGGTGCAAGAGATAGCAAAGCCCGCAAAGGTTGACAAGGAAGCCGAGCGCCTTACGTTTATGATTGAAGATTGCGCAACGCTGGAAGACCTCGAAGCAATTAAACCGCATATTAAAAATGAAAATTTAATTGAAATTTACGAGGCGAAATTTAACCAAATTACAAACTTAGAAAATTAAAACATGAAAAATATTATTGAAAACGATTTAATTGTTGTTGTTAGCGAGACAAGTGTACAACAAAACGTACAATTAATGTTAATAGAACGTTTTACCCCTTTTTTGAATCAGGCAAAAGAATGGAAAGAAAAAGCCGAAAGCCTTGTAATAACCGACATTAACCAAACTCGGGAGATGAAAATGGCACGCGAGGCGCGTTTAGCACTTAGGGAAATAAGAATAAACGCCGACAAGGTTAGAAAGGAATTAAAAGAGGATAGCCTGAATTATGGTCGTGCCGTGCAAGGGGTTTACAATGTTATTGAAGCCGCTATTTTGCCAATTGAAAGCCATTTAGAAAATCAGGAAAAATTTAAAGAGCTTTACGAATTAGAAAAACGCGAAAAATTACGTATTGAACGCGAAATAATAATTAAAGACGTGCGGGAATACATAATCAGCAATTTAAACCTCGGGATAATTTCCGAGGAGGATTTCCAAAAAATTTATAAAGGGGCAATACTTCAAAAGCAAGACGCGGAAGAGGCCGCAATGAAAGCGGAAGCCGATCGAATAGCAAAAGAAAAAGCGGAAGCGGAAGAGCGCGAACGTTTACAAATTGAAAACGAAAGATTAAGGATTGAAGCAATAGAAAAAGAAAACGAACGTAAAGCCGAATTAAAACGCTTAGAGGCAAAAATGCAAGCCGAAAGGGATAAACTTATTGACGAGCAAAAAAGATTAAACATTGAAGCCGCCAAAGCCCGCAAGGAAGCCGAAAAGAAAGCCGAAGACGAAAGGAAGCAAGCTCAATTAATAGCTGCGGAATTACAAGCCAAAAAAGACGCGGAAATAAATAATGAAATAGCACGTCAGGCGGCCATTGAAGCGGAATTAAGCAAAGGCGACAAAGACAAAATTGAAGATTTAAAAAAGGAATTGGAAAAATTAAAAACCAAATTCGAATTTAGTTCTAAGAAATACAAAAATTTGTATTTAAACGTAGTTGTTTTGCTGGAAAAAATTATTGTGTTTATAGGGTAAAAAATAATTTTTTAAAGTTTTTTGAAAATAATTTGAAAATAGTTTTGTTAATTCAAATAAAGGTTTTAATATTGTGTACCGATAACAATTACTAACAATAAAAACTAAACAACATGACAAGTACACAAATTAGAAAAGCTACAAAAAACATGACATTTGAAAATGCAAATTATTTTATTCAAAATTCAGGTTTGCAATTAGAATTATTACAAAATTTTCCATTTTTAAAAATGTGGGCGGTAAAAAATAACAAAGAATTTGGGATAATAACCAATAGCAAAAAAGATTTAATAAATGAAATGTCAAAAGTAACATTTGCATTTAATTAATAAATTCAGGGGTGCGGCTGCAACGCACAAATTTTTAAAACTTAAAAACTAAAAAACATGTTTAATAACACTTTATTTCGTTGCTCGTCAATTTCAAAATTAATGACCGAGCCAAAATTAAAAGCCGACAAGGAAGCCGGCAACCTATCCGAAACTACAAAAACGTATTTAATCGACGTTTACGTTGCGGAAAAATACAACCGTGAGCAAGACATAACGAGCAAATATTTGGAAAAGGGTTTAATGGTTGAAGAGGATTCGATTACATTGCTTTCAAGGGTTAAAAAAACTTTTTATAAAAAAAACGAGGAACGCGTACGGAATGAATTTTTAAGCGGTACGCCTGATTTATTTGTTGGCGAATCAATAGACACGGCTTCCGAAATTATCGACATTAAAAGTAGCTGGGATATTTTTACTTTTTTCAAAGCCCGCGCGAGTGATATTAATTCGGCGTATTGGTGGCAATTACAAGGGTATTTAGCTCTAACGGGTGCAACTAGTGCACGCCTTTGTTATTGCCTTGTAAACACGCCTGAAACGCTTGTCGCGGACGAAAAAAGGAAGTTAATGTATAAAATGAATGTCGCCACAACCGAAGACGATAATTATGTTGAAGCTTGCGAAAAAATTGACCGAGCTATGAATTACGACGATATTCCAATGTCCGACCGTGTATTTGAGTTTTATATAGAAAGAGACGACGAGGCTATTTATAGAATTTACGACAAAGTTCGAAAGGCGCGACAATATTTGAACGAATTAGAAAAAAGTATTTAATTTTATTCAATGACAGAAAATTCAAAAATTTTAGCAAAGGCTCAATTTATTTTTAACGCGTGGGTGCGCAAAAGGGACGCCGATTTAGGTTGTATATCTTGCGGCGCTGCGGTTGAACACGCCGGCCATTATTTATCTCAGGGGCATTATTCCTCACTAAGGTTTACGGAAATGAATGTCAACGGCCAATGTATAAAGTGTAACACTTATTTGCACGGCAATTTAATAAACTACCGTAAAGGCTTAGTCCGTAAGTATGGCGCGGAGTTAGTTGAATTGTTAGAAAGCCACACCGAGCGAAGGTTAGCGCACAAATGGGATCGGCTGGAATTAGAGGCAATTATTCAAAAATACAAAAATGAAAAAAAAGGAAATAAAAATAAGGGAGCAAATGATAATAATTCCGAAGGATGATAATAAAATTTACTTATATTTACGACCCCCGTTTTTATTAAACCCCGTACCCTATGAAAACAAAATAAATTTTAAACTAATTAACAACATTAAAAACCTAATCAAACTGAATTTATGTCAATCCTTTTAAAAATTGAAAGCCTAACAAAAGGCGTTAAAACTTTACTCGAAAAAGACGAAAAATACCGCGAAGACGACGCGTTGCTGGTTGCAGCTTATTATTACGAAAGACGCGGCAAAGAATTACACCGAATTACGGCGGTAAATTTTTTACAAATGCTGGTCGACGGGATTCTACCGTTCCCCGATAACATAACCCGCACACGCCGAAAAATACAAGATAAAAACCCGCATTTGCGCGGCAAAAATTATAAAATTCGTCAGGAATTGGAAAAGGAAGTAAGGGGGGGAATAAATGAATTATGATTATAAATTTTTAATTAAAATCGTATCCGCGCCTAATAAAAATATTTGGTATTATACCCACATAGGCGAAGAGTTTGAAGCGACAACAAATTTTAAAAATAAAAAACTTTATTATTTTGTTGATTATTTGCATGCCGTACCCGCTGAAAACTGCGAAGTAATTAAAAAAACTGAAAAAGAAAGGTATTATACAAAATACTCTTTAAACAAACCCGTATATAAACCTAAAAATAAAAAGTAAATGAAAGACCCCGCATTTCTATTTTACACGAATGATTTTGATTCAGGTACGAAATTTTTAACCAATGCGCAATTGGGAATTTATGTCCGACTTTTAATGTCGCAACACCAACACGGAAGATTAAACGAAAAACAAGTTTTATTTATAATGGGCACAATGGACGAGGACGTTATTTTAAAGTTCAAAAAAGACGACAAAGGGCTTTACTATAACGAACGTTTAGAAAATGAAATTAACCGACGTAAAACGTTCTCGGAATCCCGAAGACAAAACGTAAAAAAGCGTTATAATTCTACTAGTGTAGATACAAGTGTAGTTACAAGTGTAGGTACATATGTAGATACAAGTGTTCTACATATGGAAACTGAAACTAAAACTATAAATAATACTATAAATAATACAATAAATACAAAAAACGGTTTTTTTGCAAATTCCGAAAATATGGGCCTCGAATTAACTGAAATTAATATCGACGCTTGTATTCAGTATTTACACCTTACAAAGCAAAAAAAAGTTAATAAAGAGTTTATTTGTAAACTTTGGCAAATATTCAAATTAAAAGAATTTACGGGGCAAAAGTTTTACAATAGCGAAGCCGATATTTTTTGCCATTTTTTAAATTCGTTGAAATACGAAAAAATTGAAGACGTAAAGCAAACAATTAAACACAACGATTCAAAGGCAAAAAATATTTTATCAATGACCGATTAACCTTTACATTTGCTTATTCAAAAAAACTAATTAAAAACTAAAAACCCGAATAAATGAAAAATGAATTAACCCAATTTTTAAAATTACCCCCGCAAGCTAACGACGTAGAGGTTGCCGTTCTGGGTGCTATTTTGTTGGAATCAACCGCTTTTGAATTGGTTTCAAGCTATTTAAACCCGCTTAGCTTTTACGTTGAAAGACACCAAAAAATTTACCGCGCTATTGAAAACCTTAAAAAAAGTTTTACGCCAATTGACATTATTACCGTTGTAGAGGAATTAAAAAGAAGTAACGATCTTGAAAGCGTTGGCGGGGCCTATGAAGTAGTTAAATTAACAAACGCGGTAGTTTCATCGGCTAACATTGAAGCACACGCTAAAATCGTTTGTGAAAAGGCTATAATGCGAAATTTAATTAAAGCAAGTAGCGAAATAATAAACGCGGCTTACGAAGAGGGCTCGGACGTTTTTGACTTGCTGGAATACGCCGAAAATAGCATTAAAAAAATTGGTGATAGTACCGTGCAAGGAGGTATGATAGGTATAAATTCCGTTATAGTGGACGCAATAAAAAAGGTTTCCGAGTGGCGTTTAAACGATTCTACGTTGACGGGTATTCCGACGGGGTTTCCTGAATTAGACCGAGCGACGCGTGGGTGGCAAAATGGGGATTTAATAGTTATTGCGGCGCGTCCGTCAGGAGGTAAAACGGCAATGGCTTTAAACCTTATTAGAAACGCTGCTATTAACGATAAAAAACCGACCGTCGTTGCAGCGTGGTCGCTGGAAATGAAAGCGACGTTTTTAGTGCTTAGAATGTTAGCCGCCGAAAGTGAAATTATTTTACATAAAATTCAAACGGGACGCCTGAATGATGATGAAATGCAAAAGTTAATTTCTAAGGGCGCGGACGTACTTTCTAAGGCAAATATTTATTTTGACGAGAATAGTTTTGTAACAATGAAATCGTTAAAAGCAAAGGCGCGAAGGTTGAAAAAACAAAACAACCTCGGTTTAATAGTTATTGATTATTTGCAATTAATGAGCGGGGAAGCTTCAAAAGGGAATCGCGAGCAAGAAATTAGCACAATTTCGCGCGAATTAAAAAACCTTGCGCAAGAGTTAGACGTTCCAATTATAGCGCTTTCACAACTATCGCGCGAAGGTGCAAAAAATGTCAGTTGGGAAATATCCCCGCCGCCTTCCGCACTTCGGGAATCGGGGGCCATTGAGCAAGACGCCGACGTTATAATTATGCTTTGGGGCGCGAATGAAGCCGAGCAAGCGCAAGACGCCTCGCTGGAAAATAAACGTAAAATTAGAATAGTAAAACAAAGAAACGGGGTTTTATTAACGCTGGAGCTTGACTTCCGTTCCGAAATACAATTATTTGAATCAATTAAAACATACTTTTAAAATTATGAAATCATCAATACAATGGCTAATAGATAGAATTGAAGACGTAGACAATACGCCTCAAATATGGGAACAAATTAAAATTCAAGCCAATAAAATGCACGAAAAAAAAATTTTAAACGCAATTAATATTATCTCTAAAAATAATGTTATGTATGTCAATAAAATTATTAATATGTTGTTGAAAATTGAAAATAAAGAGGGAGAATTATTTACGCACAATAAAAAAACTGCGGAAAATTATTATAATGAAACTTTTAAAAAATAAAAACTATGCAACAAACAACGGTACAATTAATTTTTGAAAATTGGAAAAACTTAAATAGGCTCGAATTTGACGAGTTTATGTTGAATCAAGAGCAAACGTTATTACGTGAGGAAAAGGAATTTATTATCCATGCGCATATAAACGGACAATCGGAATTTGATAAAAATGCTTTTAGCCAAAAAGTAGTTGAAAGATCAATTAATTATTTTTATGAAAACTTTAAAAACGAAAAAAATGAGCAAAGTTAATTTTTCAGATACTACGTTCTCGCTGGCTAAGGCTTTACACCATATAAACAATGCAAAAGAATATTTTAACGACGTTAAAAGGGACTGCAATGAAGGAGTAAAATATTTGTTTAATTCGTACGTTCAAAAATGCGACGTAATTATAAATTCAGTTAATGACAAACTAACCTCCGAAAACAAATTAATTTTAAAAAAAGAATTAGCGGACTCGTTTTTAATTGAAAGCATAAACGACAAATTAATGTACATGAACGAAATGCAGCGTAACGAAGTTGAAAACTTTATTGATCAATTATTAAAACAAAAAAAATGACACCTGAAAACAAAGCAAAAGAAATATTAAATTCATTTTATGGAATTTTAGACGCTTATTCGGAAAATGATTTTTATAACGAGTATGTAAAAGAATGCGCAATTAATGCCGTAGAAATTTTAATAAATAATTCAAAACAAATTGAATACAATGTAATGCACACGAATTACGGGCAAAAATTAATTGATATTAATGGCGAAATAGTTTCAAAATATAGCGATTTTGTGCTTTATTATTTACGCGTAAAAGATGAAATAAATAAATTTTAAAAAGTAATAATTATGAAAGAATCTATTGAAAAATACATTGAATATTTAAACGGGCTTATTTCCAAAAAAAGGCACGAAGCCGAAATTTGTAACAAATTAAATTTCAGTGTGCAAGCTAAATTTATTGCCGAAGAGATTTCGCTATACAAAGAATTTAAAGACGATTTACAAAATATTTTAATGAAAAATAAAAACGATTAATTATGAAAGAACAATCAGCAATAGATTTTTTACATTCAAAAATATTGTTTAACATAGGGTTAGATGATAATGATATTTTTAAATTAAGAGAGTTAGTTAAAATAGCTAAGAAGTTAGAAGAAAAACAACATGGTAAGACATGGGACTCTGCATTAGATGCAGGTCAAAATAGAGCATGGAATGTTATGAGAGCATACTCAGATTTTGATGATTACTTTTCTGAAACTTATGAAAGCAAGGGAAGTGATGGTCATGAGTTAGATGATGATATACCACCAACAAGTCAGTATTTCCCCACATCTTCCCAAACACAACATAACTCGCCAAAAGTAGAAAATAAAACGAGTTTTGGCGAAGTATCAGATGAGGAGATAAAGAAAGCAGCACACGAACATGGGTATGAGCATCATTCATTTTTTACTGCTGATACATCTAATCAGAAAAAATTAAGTTGGATAGCAGCTTGTAAATGGTATAGAGAACAATTAAAAACTAAATAAGATGAAAAAAACAATAGCATTATTTATTTTCCTAAGCATATTTATTTACGTATGTTTTGCATTTGTAAATTGGGAGTTTAATCCTTATGTATGGGGAGAATCTAAAAGAGGAGCATTTATATTTTTTATGAGTTTTAACTTAGTCGTATCTCCATTAATAATAAAATTATCAGAAACCTAAAAAAGATTAATTATGCAAACAACAATAGAATGGTTAGTAGACCAATTAACAAATGTTGACAGACCAAATTACACTAATAAAAGAATCTTAGCAATATCTAAAAATAGTCTTCAAGAAAAAAGAATTAATGAATTGGTAGAACAAG